GACAGCTGATGTTAGATATGCCTTTATTGATTGTGGTACAAGTGGATTGCGCCAATTATTATATAACCAACTGGCGGCTACTAATTTACCTACTTCTAATGCACTACCCATTGCTATGATAGGTATTACTGCACCGGCAAATAGTGTTGCAAGTCCCATAATAGAATAGCCAGCGGCTATAACTGATATAGAAATCGCACTTAAAAAAACTATTAATATTCCTAGCATATAAGTCCTATTTTAAAATTGGTATCTCGTATTCTTCTCTTAATTTTTTGATAATTCTTTTTATCTTACCAAAATAATGTTTATCTGAAGCGTAAGCACCAAGTGTTTCTACATATAATAGTGAATCTTCAACACCATTATCTCTTAATTTTCTGTACTCATCATAAGCACTACCATTATTTAGTATATCAATATAGTGTTGTACACTATCACATTCATGTTGATAGACTCTTACACCCCATTTTTTAGGATTATTACTAGGCAACATATGTGGCTCTCGCAAATCATAAGTTCTTATACCAAATAAATTTTTACCCTCTAATGCAAATCTACTATTACCCCAACCACTCTCTAAAGCAGCCTGAGCCAATAATACTTCAAAATTTACAGGATAAATGTCTGTCGTTGTGTTATAGATGTAGTTAACACATTGACCAACACTATTAATAAATGTTTGATTATTTGCTCTCTCAAAATTAGGTTTTTCATAAACAATAATTTCTTCTAATGTTTCAACAACTTCGTCATCAAATTCAACTTGTTCTTTTGCCATTGTATTTTGATAACTATAATATACAATGCCTATAAAGGCAACAATAAAAACAAACATTAAAGTTTGAAATATGGTTTTTAATTTCTCTTTCACTTTTTACCTCTCATAACAATATACTGGTAACCTGTAATGACCTCAGCGTCATCATACTCGGTTGCACCAATCTTAATATCTTTCATACGCTTTTGAAAAAACAATAGACCGCCATCATCACGAATCTTTTGCATTTTACCAAATAGTTTTTCTGATTGTCTTTGTGTAAGATTAGCCATGACATCTGTTTGCCAATTGCCTGTATAATACACCATTTTAGATTCAAGTTTTGTATCTCTAAACTTGATTAGTTTTTCTGGTACTTTTTCAATCTCTGCCTTCAACCAGCGGTCAATTTCTTTGCTTGCCATATTATAGTCCTTTTATCAAAAATTTTGCAATAACATTTTTAGTCGGTATGACGGTAGTATTACCACCATCTGATAACTCTAAATGTTCATCATAATTATAATCACTCATCAAAATATGTACATCTCTGTTTTCTTTTACGAGCCAACCAGTAGATACACATATAGCAGGTTTAGATTTTTGTATCTCTTTTAGAGTACGCCAACCTGAATCTGATTGTATATCCTCCCAATATACCATATAAAAATCAAATTCAAATGGTATTCCTGGAAGTGTATCAGACTTTTTTACTTTCTTAGCCATTAACTACATTCCTTATCTGCAATCTTTGTATCTTTTAATAAAGAACATTTGTAAGCACTATCTGATTTCATTCTTATCTCTTGAGCAATACCCTCTAAAATATATGGTAAATGGTCTTCTAAAATACTTACCATTTCTAAAGACATATTGTAAGCTAGTCTTGATAATTCTGCCTCTAAAACGGAAGTATCAACATTATTACCTTGTATCTTTTGTGTAATAATATGAGCTACCGTAGCAGTAGTAGAATCGTTTGCTTTTACTGAATTAGCGAAGGCCGTAAGACCAAACCACACAATTGCAAGTAAAAATATCAGTTTTTTCATAATATACCTCTCTTTTGTTTATTTATGGTACTACTATACACTATCCGGCAACTAGAGTCAAGCGCTTTTTTTTGTTGGATTTACTTGTTTTTTTGATTATTTTGGTGTGGCATTTACGCCACACCAGTTGATTCGTTACATACTCAACGCACCAGAGGTTGTACCCTTGGCTTGTGTTTTGTATTCGTCATTCCAGTTAAATGCTTCTTTAACCACGGCCGCTGATAGGCCTTTGTAATGTTTATGTAGTTCTTTATCTTTCATTCTAAGCGCTACATCAGCCTCACCTTTTGATAGGCCTTCAAGTGATTGAATAAACATTGTTTCTTTTCTTGTTTTTGATATTGTGTCCGCACCCTCTACAAAATGCCAGTATTTACTCGACTCTTGTTCTAGGTAAGTATGCTCTGTACCCTCTGGTGCTTCGTTTGCTATAAATGGTGGTGTACCCTCTGGTAAATCCCATTTAATATTAGGGTCGAAACTACCCTTGATTACTCGTCTTAAACCCGGTGTATCATGTTGTCTTAAAACATCAATCTTTTTAGGTTTATCTTTTGCATTATTAACTTTAGTCAAAATTTCGTGCATTAATAACTTACCAGAACCAGATGTACTAGCCATGGTCTGCATTTGAGATTTTGACATTAAGTTTGGATTTTGCTCTGCCATATTATTTCTCCATGTTAAAAGTCACCAATGTTTTCCATTAAAGACTTCAATTTATTTTCAATAAAGTAGGTCAATAACTTACTACGGTCATTGACTTTATACTCTCTGAAACTATTTATAATAGCATCCTCGTACACTTTAGGTATCTTTGTGAGGTCTATTAAGGTCTCGTTTCTTCTAAAGTTTTTATTTAGAAAATCAGTTCTATTCTCATCATAAGCATACTCGTCCATTCTTTTTTTAGTCATAGGTTTTTGTTTCTCACCAGTTACAAATACATTATCTTCGGATAATATATTTGGTACACCGTCTGACCTATCACCTTTTAATATCTGTTCTAATAAGAATTGTTTAGGGTCAATACCTTCACCTACAAATTCTTTTTGTATTGGCGCATATTGTTTTACATTTTTATATTGTTGTAATTGTATAAAATCTTTATCACCAGAAACTATCATTATTGGCTCATCTTGATAATGATATTTTACAAGTGTTGCAATTATGTCATCTGCCTCACACTTCTCATTATACATAACAATATAAGGAAAGTTTTCTTTTATTTCATTTTTTATATTTGTAATAATATTAAAAATATTATCCCAATCAAAAGTAGATTCTTCTCTACCTTTCTTTCTACTATATTTGTAATGTGGAAATATATCTCTACGCCATGGATCACCTGCGTCTGAACAAAGTACCATTTTGCCATACTTTGTTTTAAATTTTACATTAAAACCTCTTAATGAATTTATAACCATGTGTCTAATCATATCTTCATTAGCTGTAGTTTTATCTGGTTGGCCTCTAGTTTGTGCCATCAAATTAGATATTAATACTTGGTTTAGGTCAACTAAAATCATTTATAACTCGCATATACTACAAATATTATACACAATATAAAACATATGGCAAGTGTGTGATTACCTAGATTCCATGCACTAGAACCTACGGTACTAGGATTTTTAGGGTCAATCATTGCCTGTTTTTTTGTTAATTTTTTATTTGGTAATTTAGGACCTTGTATAATATCATTACCATATTGGTCTTCGGTCTCAAATAATTGTGGTTGCTCACTCATGTTCACCACCTGGGTCGCCTTTTGGTAATTTTACTTTGTAAGGATTGCCAAATTTATCTCTGTATATTACATATTCTCTAGCTCTACTATAACTATGATATGTGCCAAATCTGTACTTATTATGTGTTACATTATGAAATTGTTTAAATGTAAAATACATAGCAAATATGATTGCTAAATGCCCTATAACTAAACTGGTCCATACGGTTGATACTAGTTGTCCATAAAAATATAATGTAAATGCTGTTGACCATACGAAGGATAATGTGGTCAATAATTGTAATCTTACCGTCTTTGGTAACGCTCTTAAATCATTCTTACTATCGTCAAATAGAATTGTCGCTGTCGCTATCATCCATTTTCTCATTACTTAACACCGTTAATAATATATAAAAGAAGACTATTGATGTTATACAACCTAGTATAAACAATAGCCATCCATGTTCTACTCCCATTAAAACTTCCTAACAATGTGTTTTCTTAGCGCTCTAACCAACTCCTCTAACTTATCAATAATTGATATTAAACTAGGGTCTGTTATATAATTACTTTGTTCTTTTAACTTGTCGTACTCTCTTAATGGTATTGTGACCATTGATTGCTCATTCTCATAAGTCATATCATGGTCGTGTGTATCTCTATCTATGTTCTCATCACTCATAAAAACCTTTTGGTTTACCGATTGTTGAAACTGGGGCCGGAAGGGCCCCAGTCTCCTATTTTAGTTACGCTGAGTAACCTTGAGCACCGAACAATGCCGCTTGACCAGCTGCGATAACAGCTTTTGACGGAGTTC